CAGGGTGATGTCACATTTCTTTCATACCGATTCAGCCTCACAATTTGGGGATAAGGAGAACAAATGAGCTACATAGTTACCTCAGACCTTGAGGTTTGCGGCAAGAAGAAGGGTGAATCACTCACCGAAAAAGATTTGGTTGAACTCAATGTAGAGGCGCTTATTGGCGCAGGTCACATTGCAGATTCAGCCTCAAAGCCAGTACCAGCAACCGAAGGAGCAACTAAATAATGGCACGCATCGTATTAACAGATGCCTTTGTGACAATCAACGGAGTAAATCTCTCAGACCACATCGCATCAATCACAATCTCAGAAAGCACTGATATTGTCGAAACTTCAGCGTTTTCTAACTCTGCAAAGACCCGCGTTTCTGGATTAGAGGATAATTCAGTAACTCTTGAATTCCATCAAGATTTTGCAGCATCAAATGTTGAAGCAACAATCAATGGTTCGCCATCACTCGTTGGTACAGTCACAACGATTGTAGCTCGCCCAACATCTGCTTCAGCCGGTGCTACAAATCCACAATACACATTCTCTGCTCTTTGCTCAGAATGGACACCACTCAACGGAGCCATTGGTGAACTATCAACAGCATCCGTAACTTGGCCGATTTCAGGCGTAATCACAAAGGCGGTTGCATAATGGCAAGAATCGTACTTACTAACGCTTCAGTAATCTTTGGTACATCCAACGATTTGAGCGACCATATCGCGAGCGTAAGCATCTCAACCACTCACGATATTGTCGAAACTACAAGTTTTGGAAGTACCGCAAAGACTAGGATTGCGGGTTTGGCTGATAATTCTGTAACGCTTGAATTCCACCAGGATTTCGCAAGCGGATCAGTGGAATCAATCATTTACCCATTACTAGGAACTGCGGTCACTATCAAGGTGAAGCCAGTTGCAACCACAGTTGCTGCTACAAATCCTCAATATGCCTTCTCTGCACTTGTCTCCGAGTGGACTCCACTCAACGGAGCAGTTGGAGAATTGGCAACCGCATCTGTGACGTGGCCTATTTCGGGCGCGATTACTAAGACAACATCACCATAATCAACTAAGGGGGAAGTAAGATGGATGGATTATCAGTAAAAGTTAAGGTCGCTGGCGCAGAGGAAACTACATATCCTCTGCGACCACGCACCATCATCGCGTTTGAACAAAAGTTCAATAAAGGCTTTGCGAAACTTCTTGAAGAAGGTCGCATTGAATTTATTTATTGGCTTGGATGGCACGCGATGAGAGAAGCAGGGGTTGTTGTTAAGCCTTTCGATAGTGGATTTGTAGATACTCTCGAAAGCGCATCATTGACCTCAGACCCAAATTCCGAATCCACAGAGAATCTTTAACATACAGCATTGCTGCAATCTCTGTGGAAACAGGCATTTCGCCGGTGGATTTATTAGACTCACCCGATGGAGTGCTTGAAGCAATAGTCATTTACCTCAAACAAAGACAAAAAGCGCGGAGTAAATAGTGGCTGAAAAAGAAGTAATCGTTTTGACAGGTATCAAAGAAACCATTGATGCTCTTAAAGAGTTCGATAAGGATGCCGTCAAGCGATTCAATAAGGTCATAAACTCCGAACTTTCAAGCGCTGAAACTAGCGCACGATCCATAGTTGCTCGCATTGACAATTCACAAGGTACAGGCACCCCGATGAGTGGGTGGAGACAGTCGAATCCAACTCGACCTTCATCCACTCGCGGCGGTGCTGGCTGGCCAGCGTGGAAACCTGCCGAGGTTGCAGCAGGAATCGTTAAATCCAAAGCACAGGGTCGAGTCTCAGGTAACTACACCACAAGCGCAGGTAAGTTGATAAATAAGTCTGCGGCAGGTGCAATCTTTGAAGTTGCGGGGCGTAATGCAAAGCCAAGCGCAGCGCGAACTTCAAGCGCTCAATTTTTGCGCACATTAACTAATAGATTTCAAAGAGCATCACGCCTCATTTGGTCAGTGGTAGATAAAGATGGAGACAGGATTCAGCGCAATGTCGCGAAGGCTCTTGATGATGCAAAATTAGATTTACAGCGAGCTTTGAACAAAGAGAAGGGGTAACAAATGGCAACAGGCGCAATAGTCGCACGCATCCTTACCCAATACTCAGATAAGGGTTCAAAGCAAGCTCAAAAGGATATTAAGAAACTTGGCGCAGATTTTGACAAGTTCGCCAAGCAATCATTCAAGGCTTTCGGGCTTGCTGCTGCTGCCTCTGCCGCCTTTGCTACAAAGATTGGCGTAGATGCCGTTCAAGCCGCAATCGCGGATCAAAAGTCACAGGTAATCCTTGCCAACTCTTTGCGTAATACAGTTGGCGCTACCGATGAGGCTATCGCTGCCACCGAGGATTACATTTCTGCGCAACAGCTCTTGGTCGGAGTATCTGATACAGAATTAAGAAACTCCCTGCTTATTCTCGCTTCAACTACGCGGAGTTTGACCGAGGCTCAGTCGTTGCAAAATGTTGCACTTGATGTCGCGGCTTCAGGTTATGGCGATGTCGAATCCGTATCCAAGGCGCTCGCTAAGGCTTATGGTGGAAATATTGGAGCGCTAAAGCGTTTAGTTCCTGGTCTTAGCGCCACAATCGTAAAAACAAAAGACTTTGACGGGGCAGTAAAATTCCTCACAGAAACTATGGGTGGCGCTGCTGCTGCTGCCGCCGATACTCTTGAAGGTCGCTTGCGCATCCTGCGCCTTGGCTATGATGAAGTTCTTGAAAGCCTTGGTTATGCGCTTTTGCCTGTAGTTCAGGAATTTTCAAAATATCTTGTTAGCGATGTATTGCCACGCATCCAAGAATGGGTTGATCTCAATAAAGATGAACTAGCAGTAGGTTTGCGCAATGCCGCAGGATTTGTTAAAAACTTACTCGAAGGCGCATTAGCCTTTGGGCAATGGGTTACAAATAACACTGGTTATGTGAAGGCTTTTGCAGGAATTATTGCCACAATGTTTGTGGCGAATAAGATTGCTGCGTTTCTTATAGCTCTCAAGACAATTAAAACAGCGTTGGTAGGGCTTCGAACAATAGCCACCGGCACCGCGATTGCAACAGCCTTTGCAACAGGTGGCGTAAGTATCGGTACAGCAGCGACAGCACTTGCAGCAATAGGTGTCACCGCACTTGTCACCAAGCGCTATATGGATGGCACAGCCGAAAGCACAGATGAAGTTTCAAAATCTACAAAACGATTAAGTGCATCCCACGTTGCTTCCACGAAGTTCAGTAAAGACTTCACAAACCAAATTACTAAATACAACGCTGCTGCGGGCAATACTGTAAAGACCACGAAAGAATTAAGTGCGGAGCAGAAAAAAGCACTTGAAATTCAAAAGCAACTCAAGGCGCAGTTCGGCATCACTACTAAGGAAGATGATCCTGTTCAACTTGAGGCGGCTCGACTCAACCTTATCAAGCAACAGGCTCTTGGCATTGAGGCAGTAGGCAACGCTCAGTGGAGATTCCTTGAGGCTCAACTTGCGAGCAATACTCAGGCTCAGCGCTATGCCGACATTCTTGCCGTCATCAACGATAATAAGATTTCAAGCGTTGAACTTGATGCTCTTGCCTATAAGTGGGGCAAATCAAGAGAGTTCGTTCTTGACTATATCAAAGAAGTTACCGGCATCAATAACATTGTTATTGGCAAAGATTTAGGAGCCGAAGCCGCTAAGGGTTGGGATTTAGCCAGGAAGAGCCTTGAGGATTATCTCAAGAAGGCAGGGGCATCAACCCAATTCTCGCCAGGCATTGTCACTGCAATTACAGAAACTGATACTGCAACCGCAAACGCGCTAAAGGCTGCTGCCGATGCAGAGTTGGCATCTAAGGCTGCGCAAGATGCTATTGATAAGGCAAATGAATTCCTCAAAGGTTTTGCTTTACCTAATATGCCATTTCCAAGAAGTCAGCCAGGTAATTTTAGGCGAGCCGAAGAACAATCAAATCTCACAGGCCCGATTACATTTACGCCAACAATGGATTCAGTTGCAGGTTTCACTTCAACTGCTTCATACGGCACAATGGGTTCCTCAAACAGCCCAACAATCAACGTGACTGTAAATGCTGGCAACGTAGTAGGTAGCTCTGCTGCTCTTGTAGATACAGTTCGCCAAGGTATCTTGGCGGGTCA